AGCGAAGATATGGATAAGTCACTCGGTGAGGTAATCTGGCTCATCGCCCTGCTCGCTAACCAGTCCGTACAAATACACAACCTCACCCATCCAGACGATAAGCGCCCAGAGCTAACCGAAGAAGCAGTGGAATTACTAACTGTGCCTGCAGATTTAGCTGACTATCGAGAGGCTATCGCCCAGGCATTACAGCGCGGCACCCGGCGAGCAATCATGACCGAGACCCCAGACCCAAAAGGGTAAACCAAGAAAAAGGACACCTAATAGATAGTGACGAGGCAATCTTTACCCGCCTGACCTATATCGGGCTCGCCCACCTGGGACTGACCCGCACGCAAATCGACCTGACCGTATTCGGTGAACTATTGGATCTGGTGGACTGCTGGCGCATCGAAACCGGCAGAGCCGTGCCGAAACGCATCTGGTTTATCGACGATATTATTCCTGCTGGGGTTTAGCGGGCTAAATGTTTCGTGAGGTAACAGGCGAATAGCTGAGGGTGGGTAGCGTGCCACTGGTGACCTGCACCTTGGATAACTTCTAGGTGAGCTGTGGGGATAAGGCTTGAGATTTTGTGGGCGGCAGGCAGGTTTGCTTTATCTTTGCTGCCGCAAACCACAGTTACGGGCATGGATAAAGCCGGTAGCTGCGAAGTGAGGTCTAAATCTTTCAAACTATCGAGAATGCTCAGTAGCTCAGGTTTGCTTAGCTGGGACGGACAGACCCATTTTGTTGGTAGAACTCGCATTAGTGTCTTTTGCAGACTCATCAACATTTTTGGGAGTTTAGCTTGCGGAGCTGAAACAAACAGTGAGGACACCTTGTCCGGATGGGTGAGCGCGATATTTAAAGCAATCACTGCACCCAACGATAGCCCGACCAGGTGAACTGGTTCGGTCAGCGAGTCAACAATCTGGGTACATACGTCTTCGAGCGACCAGCAAGCCAGCGGCGGTTTCGTTCTCAAAACGTCTAGAGATATGCACTCGGCTTGTGGCAGCTGTTTTATTACTGGGTTCCAAACATCACGGGTTTCGCCCAACCCGTGCAGAAACACTACTTTTTGGGAATCGTTCATTTACGCAGCGCGAAAAAACCTGCAACCAGGCTAGTTATCAGAAAACCAGCAGCATTTCCGATAGCGGTGACCGGTGAAATCACGTGCGTGAACCCGAAAACAGCAAAACAGATAGCTGCAAATAATAGCCCAACGGCTACCAACATTAACCAGTTACGCACTCGCGCATTGTTCTTTCCCAATATATGCCCTTCCCCTTTTACGTGCTCGTTCACTGATTATCCCATAACTGTCGTTACCAGAAAGAAAGGTAAACGCTCATGGCTGATTCGTCTTTTGGTTTGAAGATTGGCCTGGAGGGTGAGCGGGAGTTTAAGCGCGCGATCACGGATATTAATCGTGAGATGCGGGTACTCGGTTCGGAGATGAAGTTGGTGGCTTCTCAGTTCGATAAGAACGATAAGTCTGCTTCAGCGTTGACTTCTCGTAACCAGGTTTTGGGCAAAGAGATTGAGGCGCAAAAAGCCAAGATCCAGACCCTTAAGAGTGCTCTTGATAACTCTGCTACCAGTTTTGGGGAAAATGATTCTCGGACGAAGAATTGGCAGATTCAGCTCAATAACGCTCAGGCGACTTTGAATGGTCTTGAGGGTGAGCTTAAAGAGAATAATTCTGCTCTTTCTAAGTTTGCTGATGAGGCTGATGGTGCGGGTGATGATGCGAAAACTGCAGCTAAGGATACTGGGCACTTAGAAAATGCTGTAGATGAGCTGGGTTCGCAGATGGATGGTACCAGTTCGAAGACCCGCATTTTTGGTGATGTGCTTAAAGCCAGCCTGGCAGCGGAAGCTGTTGTTGGTGGGGTTAAGGCTATCGGGCACGCCATCGCGGGTATCGCTAAAGGCTTCGGCTCAGCGATGAAGGATGGTTTGGACTATAACGCCCGGATGGAGCAATACACTACCTCGTTTACCACGATGCTGGGTGATCAAGCCAAAGCCCAAAAACTAGTCAATGATCTGAAGTTGGAGGCTGCTCGTACTCCGTTTGGGATGGAGGATCTAGCCAAGGCCACCCAAACGTTGATGGGGTTCGGCATGAGCGCTGAAAAATCCCAGGTACGCCTCAAACAGTTAGGTGATATCAGCCAGGGGGATGCTGGAAAGTTCGAATCCCTCACGTTGGCGTTTGCTCAAATGAGCTCTACTGGCAAGCTGACGGGTCAGGATTTGAACCAGATGATTAACGCGGGGTTCAACCCTTTAGAGGAGATTTCCCGTAAGACCGGTAAAAGTATCGGTGAGCTTAAAGAAGAAATGGCTAAGGGCGCGATCAGTGCGGATATGGTTGCGGATGCGTTTGCTAGTGCCACAAGTGAGGGTGGCCGGTTTTATGGGGCGATGGATGCCCAGTCCAAAACCTTCTCTGGTCAACTAGCTACGCTAAAAGACGGGGTCGATAACCTTAAAGGCTTACTTGCTGGAGGTTTGACCACGGCTTTGGCTGGCACGGTGATGCCGATGGTTAATGGTTGGGTCGATGAACTCACCGGCGCGTTCGAGACCGGGGGCGCCCCGGCCTTTATCGATACCCTCGGAGAAATCTTGAAGGAAGCTCTGGAGTTTATTTCTAGCCAGCTCCCGCAAGTGGTAGATACCGGGATGAGTATCCTCACCTCTTTGTTGGAGGGCATTATCGCTGTTCTGCCTTCCTTGGCAGAGACTGCCGTGACGTTGATTGTGGCATTGGTGGAAGCAATTATTGAGGCACTTCCGAGTCTGTTGGAGGCAGCGGTCCAGATTATCGCCACCTTGGTAGCTGGTATCGGCGAGGCTCTACCGGAGCTGATCCCGGCGGCGGTAGAAATGCTGATGACCATGATCCAGGGGCTCATCGATAATTTGCCACTTATTTTGGATGCAGCCCTGCAGTTGATTACTGGTCTGGCTGAGGGTTTGATTGCGGCTATCCCGGTGCTTGTTGAGGCTTTGCCGGAGTTGATTGGTGCGATTATTTCTTTCTTAATCGGGGCGATCCCTCAGATTATCGAGGCTGGTATCCAGCTGTTAACCGCTCTGGTTGGTGCCTTGCCTGAAATTATTGCCGCTATAACCGGGGCTTTACCGTTGATTATTACCTCTATCCTTAGCGCGATCATCCAGGCAATCCCCCAGTTGATTAACGCGGGCGTGCAATTGTTGACGGCTCTTATTGGGGCGTTACCAACTATTATTAACGCGATTGTGGCGGCTTTGCCTCAAATCATCTCTGCCATATTGTCTGCTATCGGTGGGGCTATCCCCCTTCTGGTACAAGCTGGCATCCAACTATTAACCAGCCTGATACGGGCTTTACCGACCATTATCGGCACTATAGTTTCGGCTATCCCGAGGATTATTTACGGCATTGTTCGAGCAGTGATGGGCGGGGTCGGGCAGATGATCTCAGCTGGAGCATCCCTGGTTTCTGGGTTATGGCAGGGTATTCAGTCACTAGCGGGCTGGTTGTGGAACCGGGTTGCTAACTGGGTGTCTTCAATCTGGAATGGGATTCTCGGGTTTTTCGGTATCCATTCTCCTTCTAAGCAAATGGCGTGGGTTGGTGACATGCTAGTTGCTGGTCTAGCCGGAGCAATAACCACGCGCGGCCATAAGGCAGCCGATGCGGCAGCAACCATGGCAAAAGACACCATGGACGCTATGGGCGAGTTAACTAACGGGGTTAACGTACCTATCAAGGTCAGTGAGGATTTGTCTTTGCCAAGCACCGATCTGACCCCGGCGTCGGTTAACCAAACATCGCAAACTGAAAAGGAAACTAAAACTCACGGCGTTGATGTTCAAGGGGTAGCAGATGCTACAGCTGCCCGGATTCTTAAGGGTTTGGATATCAAGGTTGTTTTAAGTGATGGGACGCTGGTCGGCAAACTCGCACCCAAAATTGATCAGCAACTATCACGGATATCTCGGCGAGCCAATCTTTTAGCTGCGGGGGTGTAAATCAATGTACGGTTTTGTTCTCGACCATAAGGTTAGCTCTAAAAGCCTGGGTATCCGTTTTTGCGCACCTGTAGAAATCCCTACTGCCGCCATGGGGATAGAGGATATTGAGGTGTCAGGGCGGGCCGGTACTCTTACCCGCTTTAAAGGGTGGCAAGACAGTGAAATAACTTTGAAACTAGCGGTGCGTGGCGGGCTGGAAGCATTCCGCAAAGCCGCCTACGCGCTGACTGGGGCCCACACGATTGGGTTTAGCGGTGAGCCTGGCATGTTCAGGTATCTTAAACACGTCAAAATATCACCAGCAGTGCCTTCGCTGTCCACTTGGGTAATGTTTGAAGCCGAGCTTTGTTGCCAGCCGTTTACCTACCTGGAAACCGGGCTTAAACAGCTAACTTTGAGCGCTTCGGGCACGATTATTAATCCTGGTCTTTTAGCTTCCGATCCGGTAATAACTGTTTTTGGTACCGGGGAGTTGGAACTGAAAATAAACGATATTGCTTTGATAGTTTGTGCTCCTAGCGGGCAATTAACTATCGATAGTCCCCGGCTTGTAACCCACGTTGCAGGTAAAACCCAAACCGATGGGATTTCAGGGCCCTTCCCGCAACTTTGCCCTGGCACTAACCACATCGAGCTGGGCACAGGTATTTCAAGAATCGAAGCCCAAGGTAACTGGCGTACCTTGTAGAAAGGACTAACCCATGATTACGATTCATGCTCGTAGCGCTAGGGATTTTACTGCCAGTGGGTTAGCGGTGCTAGATCGCCACGTTATCGACCCAGTAGTAAGCCAGGAACTAAACGGAAAGTTTTCCCTAACATTTTCCTACCCCTTTGATGGGCCAGCAGCGAGCCTGTTGGTAATAGAAAACATAGTGGCCGCCCCGGTTCCAGGAATAAGCACCCGGCAAGGATTTCGTATCAGCGAGGTCACCACCAGCCTTGGCGGGATGCTCGAAGTAGTTGCCCATCACGTGTTTTATGACCTTTCTGCAAATCTTATCGCTGACACCTATGTGGTAAACAAAACCGCTAAAGCCGCCCTGGATCAGCTGCTAGGGGCAGCCAATAGCCCGCACGGTTTTAGCGCTAGCAGTTCAGATAACTCGCGTCGATCCTCTGCCCGCATAGTTAGAACCCCACTTAGCGCGGCCTTGTTAGATGACGGCGACAACAGTTTTATTTCGCGTTGGGGCGGCGAGCTTACTTTCGATAACTGGCATATCCATCACGCGCCGCGCATAGGTGCTAATCGTGGCGTGGTTATTAGGGATCGTAAGAACCTGTCCGGATACGAATCGAGCCTGGACTACACCACGATAGTTACCCGGATTTTGCCGGTTGGTTACGACGGTCTGCTCCTGCCTGAACTGTATGTGGATTCTCCGCGCATAGGTGATTATGTTGCCCCGCGTATCAAGGTCATCCGTTATGGGCAAGTAAAAGCCATCAAAGACCCAGACAAGCCACGTGAGGACGAACTTCCCCTAGAGCAAGCACACGCATGGCTGCGCGCCCTAGCCAAAAGCGAGTACAAACTTGGCCTGGTTGATCAGCCATCTTGTGCCTACAAGATTTCATTTGTTGACCTTGCCTGCGCCAAAGAATATACAGATCTGCGCGAGGTAGAAACCCTAGCCTTGGGTGATAGTGTGACCGTACGTCATAGCGACTTAGGCGTGGAGTTAACCTCGCGGGTCCTGGCCTATGACTACAACCCGCTTGGCCAAGAATATATAAGCATTGAGCTAGGTAGCACCGCTCCTAAATTCACCGACATCACCCACACCATCACCGCTGCCCGCAGCGAGGCTATCCAAGCCCAGCAGGCAGCAAGTATTGCGCTAGCTAGCGCGGATGGGAAAAACACCAACCACTATGGCACCACCCAACCAGTATCCGCGCGGCTTGGGGATGTGTGGTTTAAAGAAAATGGTGAGCAAGTAGGAATCTGGATATATAAGGCCACCGATACTGGCCAGCCTACGTGGGTCAGTCTTGCCACCGATTTGAACGCGGCTCAACTGGCGGCGAACCTGCAAGCAGCTAAAACCCAGATCGCGCAAGCAAACGCTAGCGTTGAGCAAGTCCAAGCAAGCCTTAAACAAACCCAAAGCGAGCTAGCAAAAACCAGTAGCGATACAGCGAATGCAAAAGCGCGGGCCGAAAAAGCTCTCCAGGATGCAACCAGCACTCAAAATGCTCTAGAAGCGTTCAAAGTGCAGGTAGCAGATGAAACCAAAAACATTAACGCCTCCTTGACGATGGTTTCAGACAACGTGAACCTGAGAGTTAAAAGAGCCGAGATTATTACCCAAATCAATCTGTCGAATGAAACCGTGCTGATTGATGCAGCAAAAGTACACATCAGTGGGCAAACCTCAATAGATGACGCCGTAATCGGTACCGCAATGATTGCCGATGCGGCTATCACTAACGCTAAAATCTCTCAGCTGTCCGCCGATAAAATAACCACCGGTACCCTAGCGTCCGCGCGGATTGCCGCCGGGAGCATCACTAGCGATAAGCTCACGATTGCTAACGGATACATCCAAACAGTAATGATTAGCGACGCTGCTATAACTTCGGCGAAGATTGCTTACATAGATGCCAGCAAGATCACCACTGGTCTGCTTGATGCCAACCGGATCGGAGCGGCATCCATTACGGCAGACAAGCTTTCCGCTAACGCTATCCAAGTTGGTCTTGCCGGATGGACAAGTAATATTCGCATCAACCCCACCCAGATCTCTTGGTATAACGGTTCGGAACTGGAAGGGAAAATCGCTAGTACCGGGATGCAGTTTTGGTACGGGAATCGATATATCGGACAGTTAGGCAGGGGCCATAAAAAGGATCATGAGGAAATAGAGGGTATCTCCACGTCGCTAGCTAACGAGGGTGACTATGTTGCCTGGACCTACCAAGATGCTCCAAACGGGGACTATTTCACGTGTTTGACCCTAGACCCAAAGGGAAGGTTTTATGATTCTGCTGGCATCCACCTTGGGGCTGATCTGCGCACGAATGGTTACAAGTTCTATACCACCGAAAACAGATCGGTCACCTTGGAAGATTGTGTACTAACCGATAGGGGCACGCATCCAGGATGGGTCGGGCCGACAAAGCTAGCCAAAGTAGTATTCCACACCTATGACGTCATGATCGTCACCAACGGCACGTTCTATAACATGACCCGACTTTTCGACCGGCTCTCAGACCTTATGATCCGGGTAAACGGGCTCATCGGGCTGCTTAACCAGGGATGGATCAGCACCATAACCTCCAAAGCCGATGGCACCATCTCCTGGACCTACTTCCATAACACCGGGTATCAACCAATGTCCACCAACACTGCCTAAAACAGGCTGTATTCAAGAAAGGAATACGTCATGAAAATTTGGATAGCTAACAAGCACCTAACCGGACTAACAGAACTATTAGCTGCTATGAGTCTTAAACCTGGCCCTTCTAGAGCTAGAACCAAACTGCTAGACCTGGTAAGACAGGCCACCAAGCGTTTTAGCGATGACGAATACGAACTGGTAACCCAATACGCCTCCCTAAACGAAAACGGCAAACCCCGCATCGATGCTGGGGGAACATTCTCCCTGGCATGCCCAGAAAAAGCCCAAGAATTCTTCACCGCCCGTCAAAGCCTATTCGATTCCCTGGCCGAAGTATCTGGACCTACCTACCAAAACCATCTCCAAGAAGTAAAAAGCCTCATAGAAACCTACGACGGCGAGCTATCCGGGCAACAAGCAGAAGCATTCTGTGCGTTAAGCGAAGCAGTAGAACAAGCCATAAGCAAAGGAGAAACCTCATGATTGAGCAAGCGATAATCCCGATCCCCTCTGACCCAAAACCAGCCCCGCCAGGAAAAACAAAAAACACAGACAATCACGTAATGGTGATACCCAGAAAAAACACTATGGATATCACCCGCCTCACGCTGCAAGCCCTAAAACGCCCATATATACAAACCGAATAGCACCGCCTTGTTTGAAGTTTCAATGCCTGCCTTGTGCAGGCATTTCCTATATCCGCAAGCACCCAGGCTTGTGCTAACCCGTTAACTATTTTGAAAGGACAGCAAGAATTTTGTCTATCAAAACCATTTGGATGCTATTCCAAGGCGCCATCACCGCTATAGGTGCTTGGCTAGGAGCCTTCCTCGGTGGAACCGATTCCCTGCTTTACGCGATCGTAGCCTTCACCATCATCGACTACGCCACCGGAATACTAGCCGCAATCAACGCCCACAAACTATCCAGCTCGGTAGGGTTTCGCGGTATCGCCCGCAAAATCCTAATCTTCGCCCTCATCGGACTCGCCCACCTGCTCGATGTCCATGTTCTTGGCACCCCCGGAGTGCTACGCACCGCCACCATCTTCTTCTACCTATCCAACGAGGGCATCTCCGTCCTGGAAAACGCTGCACTGTTAGGTCTGCCGATCCCGGGCGGACTAAAACAAGCACTGGACACAATCAAGCAAACCGGTCAAAACCAGCCCGCCTTAAAAACCAGCTCAACACCTGCTAAGGCGAGCAATCCAGATAAATACTCCCCGCCCATCCCCCACGCAGGCCAGACTAGCCCGGGCAAATATCTGCCCCAACACGCCCTCCCCGACGAAACAGAAAAACCATGAAAACATGCATGAAAACAATTCTTAAATTCCTGGCGCTCCTAGCAGTCTTAACGCTACTTACCGCCGGGATCTGGCTCCTTTTCGCCATATTCCTTTCATGGATATTAACCCCGCTTATCTACCTGATCGCACTTTTTATCCTGGCCACCGGCTAAACCAACCAACAAAGAAACGGAGAACCCAAAATGAAGAACTGGAACACTCTAGAAGCTGACCTGAACCTGCTAATGAACAAACACTTCACCAAAGGCAGACAAGGCCGATCCATCAACAAAATCATCCTGCACCACAACGATGGAAACCTTTCCATACAAGGATGCTGGAACGTATGGCAAACCCGACCCGCCTCCGCGCACTACCAAGTAGAAACCAGTGGCCGCATCGGCCAACTCGTCTGGGACCGGGACACTGCCTGGCACGCGGGAAATTGGGTAGCCAACACCACCTCGATTGGAATCGAACACGCAGACGCATCCACCCACCCCTACCGTATCTCCGATGCCTGCCTAGAAAACGGGGCACACCTTCTCGCCGCCCTGTGTCACTACTACAAGCTCGGCCGACCCTGTTGGGGTAAAAACATATTCGGACACCGCGACTTTTCCGCAACCGAATGCCCCGCCTCCATAGCCGGATCCCAACACGCAACCTACATGGCCAGAGCCATCTACTGGTACGACCAAATCAGCGGAAACAAACCCCAGGCAGCATCTGCCAGTAAACCAGATATTGAAGCACTAGCCAACGCAGTTATCCGCGGCGAATACGGCAACGGAGACCAGCGACGCGCACGCCTGGGCGGACTCTACGACGCTGTGCAACGCAGAGTCAACGAAAAACTCGCGGCAGGATCTGCGCCGGCCGCGCCAAATATCGATGCCTTGGCAGACGCCGTGATTCGAGGAGACTACGGCAACGGCGCTACCCGCCGGGCACGCCTGGGAAATCTTTACAACCAGGTACAAGCCCGAGTAAACCAAAAGCTCGGCTGCTGATCCATTAACTATTTTTCGTTTCAGGCCCCGCCACCATCTTCTGTTCGGCAGATGGTGGCGGGGCCTTCTTTGTTTGTAGGGGTGCAGGTTAACTTTCTGATCCTTTCTGGCCTTGTTTCAGGAGGTAGAAATATCGTGACAGTTTTCAATGACACAGCAAAAGCTCAAGTGCGTTCTCTACGAAAAGTTGGAATGCCCTTGGCAAAGATCGCTAGTGAGCTTGGACTTAACGTCAATACCGTCAAAAGCTGGTGCCGACGCAACAACATCACACCATCTAGCACCAACAAAACTGTGGTGAGGGTAGCTGACGTGGTGGGCTGCCTGATATGCGGAAGTGAACTAACAATACGCCAATCTCGGTTTTGTAGTCAGTCCTGCCGGCGGGCCTGGTGGAAAACCCACCCAGACCAGGTCAACCGCAAAGCGTTCTACACCTTTACCTGTGCTCACTGTGCGAAACAATTCACCGCCTATGGAAACGCTAAACGTAAATACTGCTGCCATCCTTGCTACATTAGGCACCGCTTTGGAACCCAAGGTGGGCGCGGGTGACCGCCATGGATATTGATGCGGAGATCGCGCTCATAAGGACAGTCAACTTTATCGACCACCTCACCGATAAAGGCACACTAACACCCACAGAAGCACGCAGCGTTCTCGGCGCGCTGGAAAGCAAATCTAAGGCGCTAATCGGTTCATTGTTGTTAAGGGTTCGACTTGATAAACACCAAGATTAGAGCATGTATGGATACAACGCGAAACAGTACGTGACAAGCAATAACAATAAGGGAATGCGAGACTAGATAGCATGGTTAAAACGACGCCACAACTGAAGAAAATTACGGTCAAGCCGACTAAACCCAGGCTGCTTCGCGTCGGCGCCTATGCCCGTGTCTCTACCGAGCACGACCGTCAGCTTTCCTCCATAGCTGCCCAGGTATCGCATTACTCGCGTCTTATTCAATCCACCCCAGGTTGGGAATATGCCGGGGTGTTCATCGATGAAGGAATCACTGGCACCACCACCAAGAAACGTGAAGGCTTCAACGACCTGATGAACGCCGCTCGCTCGGGACAAATCGACGTGATCCTCACGAAATCAATCTCACGGTTCGCCCGTAACACTCTCGACCTACTCCAAGGGGTACGTGAACTGAAATCACTCGGTGTAGCTGTAAAGTTCGAACGAGAAAACATAGACACCAGCACAGCTGACGGAGAACTCCTACTGACCCTGCTAGGATCATTTGCCCAGGAAGAATCCCGGTCAATATCGCAAAACGTCAAATGGGGAATCCGAAAAAAATACGCCGACGGTCAACTACATTCACGCCAACCCTACGGCTACCGCTACAGCGAAGGCGAACTACACATCATTGACCACGAAGCCACGGTCGTCAAACGGATCTTCAATGAATTTCTAGCAGGAATAAGCCCAGAAAAAACCGCAGCCAGACTAAACAGTGAGGGAATCAAACCCCGCTATACAAATAAATTCCAAGGCAAAAGACTACGCACAATACTAGAAAACGAGGTTTACATCGGTAACGCATCACTGCAAAAAACCTACCGCCCCCAGATCGCTAATCACTGCACCAAACCAAACCAAGGCGAACTACCACGATTTATCGTGGAAAACTCCCACGAACCAATTATCGACCACCAAACCTTTAACGCAGTCCAAATAGAACTCGCCAAACGCCGCAAACACGGACGGGCAGCAAGCCCAGGGATAAGCACTAACGCGTTCACTTCCCACATAGTTTGCAGCGTGTGCGGCAAAAAATACCATCGCCGCACGAAAAAACGTGGCAACCGATCCCGGAAAATTTGGTGGTGCGAAACAGCAACCAAAGGAAAAGGTAACCCCTGCCGGGCACCACAACTTCCAGAAACCATACTGAAAACCATCTGCCTGGATCTGCTCGGACTTACAGATTGGGACGATACGCAAATATTGACCAAACTCGACAAAATCACCGTTTTCCCCAATCGCTACCTCACCTTCACGCTAACAAACCAAAACGAACCAGTAATAGTTGACCTAGCACAATGGAGGAAACCCAGTGACTGCCACCGCAACAACCAGGCGTAAACGAGTTACCGCGATCCCGGCAACCAAAACACTAAGACACAATGCTGACAGTTTTAGCCACGCAATAAAACGTCGGGTTGCCGCCTACGCGCGGGTCTCCACCGAACAAGAAGAACAAGCCTCCTCATACGAAGCTCAAATCGACTACTACACCCGCCACATTCAATCCAGAACCGACTGGGAATTCGCTGGCATGTACGCTGACGAAGGAATCACCGGCACCAACACCCGACATCGTCAAGGATTCAAAACCATGATCGCCGACGCACTCGCCGGCAAAATCGACCTGATTCTCACCAAGTCCGTATCCCGTTTTGCCCGTAACACCGTCGACACCCTCACCCATGTACGTCAGCTCAAGGAAGCAGGAGTAGAGGTGTATTTCGAGAAAGAAAACATCTGGACCTTGGACTCAAAAGGCGAACTACTCATCACGATCATGTCCAGCCTGGCACAAGAAGAATCACGCTCCATTTCTGAGAACGTAACATGGGGACACCGCAAGCGCTTCGCCGACGGAAAAGTCATGGTGCCCTACAAATCCCTACTCGGTTACAAAAAAGGCGACGACGGAAACCTCGCCATCGACCAAACCGAAGCACCAGCCGTGCGCCGTATCTATGCCCGCTTCCTCCAAGGAGCCACGCCGCAGACAATCGCAAAAGAACTCACCACCGACCAGATTCTCACGCCACACGGTAAAAACATCTGGTCAGCCAGCACCATCCGCTCCATCCTTTCCAACGAAAAATACAAAGGCGATGCGCTACTACAAAAAAGCTTCACCACCGACTTCCTGACCAAAACCAAGAAAACGAACGAGGGCGAAGTACCGCAGTACTACGTGACCGGAAACCATGAGCCGATCATCGAACCCGCTACCTGGGAGACCGTGCAAGCAGAACTAGCACGCAGATCAGGAAAAGGAACCGCCTCCACGCACCCGTTCGCCACCCGGATCAAATGCGCAGATTGTGGCGGCTGGTACGGACGCAAAGTCTGGCACTCAACCAGCAAATACCGCCGCTACATCTGGCGCTGCAACAACAAATACAAGCCCGGCTACCACTGCACAACCCCACACGTCACCGAACAACAAATCAAAGAAGCCTTCGTCCACGCCCTCACCGAACGCGTCAGCAATGATGCCGTGCTCGATGGCGCGATGCAACTACTCGACGACACCGTCTACAACACGACAGAACTCGAAAACCGCCAGACTGAGATCGCTACGCGGATGGAAGAAACCGTAGCGTTAATGAACCAACTCATCACCGAAAACGCCAACACCGCGCACGACCCTGACGAATACGATGCCCGATGGCACCAGCTCGAACAGCGCTACCAACAACAAGAACAAGAACACCAGGCGATCAACGACCAGATAACCGACCTCACCACTCGCCGCGCGCAAGCAGTAGCTATTCACGACTATCTAGTTACGCGGTCACCACTCGAATACAGCAACGAAGCCTGGAACATGCTGGTTATGCAAGCTGCTGTAAAGACCGACGGAACTATCCGCCTCTATTTCAAAGACTGAATCTGAACGACAGCCAGGAGAAAACTGTTGAGTCCTGGCGTGCGGATGCCTCCATATGATATTGGTGAAACCTCAAACAGAAAGGTAAACCAGTGAACATCAATAACATTAGCAATTCTGGAGACGGGAATATTTTTAACCAAAATATCGGGGATACAAATATTTACGGGATGAGTGTTGATGAATTGGCGCAGGAATGGTGGCACAGCAAAAGAGCTGGTAAAGACGCATTTCGTGAGCGAATAAAGACATTTATCATTCAGGCCATTGTCTCAGTAATGTTCATCGGTGTTTTTGCCTTTTTGTCTTGGCGTGCTGGCGCATTTGAAAGCATCAATGCTGTTACTGATTTCGTAATGGAGCTTTCGATCCAAGCGATTGCTTCGCTTCTGGGGCTAGTTGTAGGGGCGATCTCCGGGGTGCTAGCAGTCACCACGATTTCTAGGCGCGACGAAGTTGAGGAATGGGACGCTGCGCACAGAAGGGAAATCTGTCTCTGGATCAGAAAGCGTCGCATTGGAAGAAAGGAATGGAAGGCTGCCTTGAAACGCGCACGGGGTAATAACGCGGATCTTGAATCGCGCGGCTGCTGA